CAGGCTCTGGATGATGCCACCCTGAAGCTGAAAGACATGGGCGAGGCTCTACCCAAAGCGGTCGCCGCCTATAAGGAAATCGTGGCCCAGGCAAACCCCGGCATCCTGGCCGAGATGATAAACGGGGACACAATCGAAGGAATAAACGAGTCCCTGAAGAATGCCCGGGCTCTCGTGGAAAGGGTCAGGCAGGAAGTGGGGGCAGAAGCGGCCAGGGTAAGGGTACCGGCCGGCGCTCCGCAGAGGACACCGCTGGACCTTTCGGCTTTATCCCCGAGGGAGAAGATAAAATACGCTATGGAGGGGGGATAAAAGGAAAATAAAGACCTGAGTTATTTAACATAACTACAAAAACGAATACCCTGAAATCGAAGCTAATTTAACATAAATCGAAAAACGAATAACCAGCTACAAATCATAGGTAAAAGGTAATAAAAAAAATATAAAAACGAAAACGAATACTAAAGACAGGAAAAAGGAGGAAAAAAATGGCTTTAACTTTAGCGGAAGCATCCAAACTCTCTAACGATATCCTGATGCAGGGAGTGGTGGAGACCATCGTAAAGGACTCGCCGGTTCTCCAGAAACTGCCCTTTATCGAAATCGTGGGCAACGGTCTGACTTATAACCGGGAAAATACCCTGCCAAGTATCGATTTCTATGACGTGGGCGATACATGGACGGAATCGACGCCGACTTTCACACAGGTAACGGCCAACCTGAAAATCATGGGCGGCGATGCCGATGTGGACAACTTCCTCAAGGCTACCCGCAACAATGTCCAGGACCTCGTGGCAGCCGTCATCGAGCTGAAAGCCAAGGCGCTCCAGCAAAAATTCGAGGATACCTTTATCTACGGCGATAGCTCCGTCAACGCCAAGCAGTATGACGGGCTGAGGAAGCTGATAAATACGGGCCAGGCGGGCAGCCAGGTGATAGCGATGGGTGCAACCGGCGCCACTTTAACCCTGGCCAAGATGGACGAGCTGATTGACGCCGTAAGGGGCGGCAAGCCCGATATGCTGCTGATGAGCCGGCGTTCCCGGCGTAAAATTAATGCCCTGGTCAGGGCGGCCGGCGGCATGATTGAGACCAACCAGGATAAGTGGGGCAACTTCATCCAGCTCTGGGACGGTGTGCCCATCGGCGTGAACGACTGGATTCTGGACACGCATGTCCTCAGCGGCAGCGTGGAAACGGCTACCACCGGAGGCACCTGTTCCACGATATATGCTGTGCAGCTGGGGGAAGGGGCCCTTTGCGGCCTGACCAGCCCCGGCTACCTTCAGGCTGAGCCCATTGGCTCACTGGAGACCAAGGACGCCTCCAGGACCAGGGTGAAGTGGTATGTCTCCCTGGCGCTGTTCAGTTCAATCAAGGCAGCGGCCCTTATCGGCGTCCAGGACTAAAACTTGACATAAGATAATATCGAGGGGGTCCTGATAAATTCGAGACCCCCTCAGGGAGGTAGAAATGGTTCACCGCGAGAATTCACCAAGAGTGGAAAGACAGGAATCAGCGAGATGGCTATGCCGGTTCCAGCTCAGGAAATATAGAGAGGACATTAACCCGTACCGGGGCCGGGAAGACAGCTTCCACCGGCTTTTTAGACCTTACGAGGTCATTAAGGGGGAGGGTAACTGTTTGCTTAACACCGGCATCGACGAGATGTGGGACCTGATTGTTGGCGACTCAGCCAATCACTATAACAACGCCAGCGCTCAAATCGGCGTCGGCGATAGCAACACGGCGGCCAGTCCGTCCCAGACGGATTTACAGGCGGCTACCAATAAGACCTACAAGGGTATGGATTCCGGCTATCCCACGTCCACCAGCCAGAAGGCGACCTTCAAGGCCAGCTTCGGCTCCGGCGACGCCAACTATGCCTGGAACGAGTGGGTGGTCAAGCAGGCGACCAGCGGGAAATGCCTTAATCGCAAGGTAGAAAGCCTCGGGACGAAATCCGGCGGCACCTGGACACTGGAAGTTAGCATCACTCTATCGTAATGATTCATCCTTCGGGGGAAGGACGAGGAGACGGCATTGGCAGAGATTCAGAAGGTAACCGACCCGACTAAAATAATCACCGACCCCACCGTGCTTGGCGTGTTAGCGGGGCAGGGTATAGACAAGGATTACGTTGAACTCTGTAACGATTACGGCAAGCGCATCAAGGGCGTCAGCTCACCCTATGCCAGGTTCTACCGTGACCTTATATCAGGAAAGAGGCTGATGGTTGTCTCCGGACTGCCGATGGTTGACGCCTATGGGTTCGGGCATGAGCTGGAGTGGACGGACAAGAACGGCATTATCGAGAATGGCAACAATATTTTCCACAGTATAATAGATAAAGGCACCGTCAGCCTCATTGCTCTCAGCGACCAGCCTACGCTAAAGCTTCAGCTGGCAGACCAGCCGATTGAGATTAAGAAAGATGACGAATTAATCTATCATCCGCAGCTATTCATCGGCGGCGGCGAGGTACAACCGCTGTCGCTAAAGCCCTCGCTGCTGGAGACCGACCCGGTAAACCCGAACTACCACTATAACGTGCTAGAGTGGGATTACGGGGTCTGTAAAAGGCGTATCCGCATTATAGAGGGCAGGTACAGAGAAAGATGGATTTTCCCCGCCAGTCCTTCTGAAGGAAGGACCAGTCCGGATAAAGATATCCGTATAAAGCATAATTTTATAGGCAATCTAGAGGTTAAACTAGGCTCGGCTTGTGATTCCAGGGGATTATCGTTGAAAGTCATGGTGGCGGCAGACGAGGAAATCGTGGCTGTCGCTGACCTTAAAGACGCGGTATTTCCCATCGAAATAGGAGCGAGCGCCACCTTCTATCCCGATGCTAACCCGGAGACCTCCAGCGTGGATGGCCATGCATATACCGGGCCAGCTGGGGAGTCCAGTTGGTCTACGTTTGTGGCTCGTGCCGGCAATGCAGCTGTTGACAATGCCGCCATTATTGAAGCCCTTTATATACAGTCTGAAGCAACCAGTCCGCAATGGCGCTATCTTTACAGGTCTATCTTCCTTTTCGACACTTCAAGCCTTCCCGATGATGCTACAATATCGGCGGCAACCTTATCTTTATACGGGCAAGGTAAATCCGATGCCCTCGGTATTACTCCAAATGTAAATGTTTACTCATCAAATCCGGCGTCAAACACGGCACTGGCGGCAGCGGATTTTAGTTCTTTAGGCGCAACGGCTTTTTGTGGTTCAGCGATTACTTATGCCGGATGGAATACCTCGGGCTATAATGATTTCACGCTTAATGCCTCCGGAATAGCAGCTATAAATAAAAGCGGTGTGTCAAAGTTCGGAGCGCGAAACGCGAATTATGATGCCGCGGTAGCAACACCATCATGGTCGAGTAATAAAATATCGAGTATGGAGGTCTACTGTGCCGAGCAGGGGAGCGGCTATAAACCTAAGTTAGTGGTAACTTATGACGAAAGTGTTGATAAAACGTCAGCGGAAACCGGCTCCGGTCTGGAAGTGTCTCTGGCCACAGCGGCGCTTATCTCGGGTGATAGCGGTGCCGGTTCCGATATCGGCGGGTTATGGCAAGGCTTCTCCGGCGGTGATACGGGTGAAGGTTCCGATGCTTTCAAAGCCCTGATAGTGAAAGCGGGTTCGGACACGAGGTTACCCAGCCACCAGGGCCAGGTAGCCAGACCCCACAAGGAGGTAAGTTTATGAATTTAACTGAGATGATATCCCTGGTCAGGAGTGACCTGCACGACGAAGACAGCGGTAACTATCGCTGGTCGGATACCGAGCTTACCAGGCACATCAACCGGACGGTGGCGGAGCTTTCCGAGAGCCTGCCCCTGCCGGCAAAAGCTACCCTGCCCACATCTGCCGGTTCGAGAGAGCTCGATATCTCAGGCCTGTCTGACCGGATGATGGTGGCTGCGGTGGAGTATCCGGTAGGGTCTACCCCGCCCGATTATCAGCAGTTTTCCATCTGGGGCGACTTGCTGACTATCATGAGCGGCAGCCAGCCTGACGGCTCTAACTGTTATGTTTATTACGGCGCCCGGCATATCCTGGATGACGAAGGTTCGACTATCCCCGTCAAGTACGAGGATTTGGTCGCCAGCGGAGCCTGCGGTTATGCCGCCATCGAGTGGGCAGCCTATGCCATCAACCGGGTCAACGTGGGGGGTACGGTAACGCCCAGGGAGTTCCTCGACTGGGGAAACCAGAAACTCAGGGACTTCCGGCAGGAG